CAAATGCAGAAGTACCAAATATAGCTTCTCCATAGTTAGCCCCACTACCTTGAGTAGTTAATGAAAATACGTTAGGTTGTGGCGTATTAACATCATCATAGTTATATCGTACAAACATACTTGCAGACACTGCACCTTCTGGTTTCCAGTTAAGATTTACTCTTTGCATATTTTTTCTAATACCCGGATCGCCCATTGTTATATCTGGTGAACGATATGTTGCATCAATGTTGCTAGAGTACCCACCTCTTGTCCAGACGTTGCCTGAATCTTGTTTGTAGATATACCCATCGTAGCCACCATGTATTACTGTTTCTACGTTAGATATATAGTCAGAGTCACAAGATGATACCTTCAGTCCTTTTATATCTGCATACTCAAAACCCATTTGCTGTGCATTAGGATTCATTTTAATTGTGGCAATCAGCCCTTTTTGTGATCCCTCAAAACCATCGGTAAGAGGATAAAACAAACGGTACTGTGATTTGTCTCTTATTACTAAAGAGGTAACATTATCATAAGTGATGTCGTTAATTCTGTCTTGGATTTGCTTAGATACAGTTCCAAGTTCCACGTCACCAATTCTTGTAGTACCAGCAATTGTTCTAATCCCGTCTGCAGATAAGAATATAATGTCACCACCTAACTCCTGTATTGAATGGTGGGCTATAGTACCCACGTTTTTTGCTACCTCGGCAAGTGCAAAGTTACTTGAACTTGTCCCTGTTACTTTATAAATTTTTCTTTGGCAAAATATAAATAACTCGTCACGGAAAACTTTTAATCCTGTAACTACGTCACCAACTTTTATTTCACCAGCCCCTGTGTCAAAATCATCTTCTGTAAATGGTCCAGAGAATATTACAGAGTGGGTAGAATTAGACATGCCACCGTAAAACATATGGTTAGCAAAAGATTTTACAAACTTAGGATTAGTAGGAGCTGTCCCACCACCTGTAGCATTTATTATATCTTCACTGTAGCTTGTGTCAAGGGTAAAAGCTGCAGCTGCTCCTGTAGCAATGATTATCTTATCTGTACCATTATAATTATACTTGTCAAAATCATATGTGTACGTTGTACCTTTACTTGTAGCTCTACTTGTCCAACTGCCACTTGTTGTTCCAGTATATACAGTGCCACCTCTTGCTGCAATTACAAGACCGTTAAATATTACAGATAGTAGTATTCTCTCATCTGCAGTTGCTACTTGTGGCACGATTGTAGTATTGTATTTTGTAGTTCCATTTAATCTTCTGTACCCACCAGTTATATCTGGCTCAAAATTAGACAGTTGTAATGCTTCGCCCGGTTGCATGGTAAATACATCTTTGTTGAGGATAAGACCTCCGGCACAACTTGCGGTAAAAGGTTTTTGATAAGAACTATCAGGCATTCACATGTATCCTTGTATCTGTCATATATGTTTTAGTGTTTATGTATTCTGTTCGTATTATCTGCATTTGGTTGTTAAACTCTCCTAAAGCCATTTGTGCAGCTTGTGGATCAGATCGCAGTATATATGCATAGTATTTTGCTCTTGTAGTTATTACAGATTTAAACCTATCGTCTAGATCCATGGTGTCCCCGTGTGCGGATAAGTCTGTATGCACTTTCCAATATTCGTATTGTATTTCGTAGTTGCTTTGATTTGGTACAGGAGATAAGCCAAACTTCTTGTCTTGTGTGGGATAAACATAATCAGGAACACCTAAAGAGTCTTCAGAGTTAGTTAAATCTGTTTCTAAAAATTTACTGTTCCAATTATCATAAGTCATATATCTTAATTTTTTTACAGGTATATCTTCAGATATTCTTACATAGTCTACATCTAATTGTACTCCAGATGCAGTTTCAAAATAGATATATGTTGTTTGTGTTGTTGCTGTAAATGTTGTATCTAAAATAGCACCTTCCCCAAAATTCTCTACAGATTTTGTTGTGCTTAAAACTTCTCCCCCACTTGCTGTGGTGCCTACTTTTATAGCTAAAGTGCTTGTAGAACTGTTGGGACTCATAACCCTAACTTGTAATCTATATGTTGTATTCTTTACTGTTGAGATAGATTGGTACGCTGCTGCATCATTTAAGTTTAGTCTACCATTACCACTACTGGTATAAGATGGAGAACCATCCCCTGTAGTCCATCCAGTTATGTTAGATGTAAACTCTCCGTTTGTTACTAACTCTTTTGGTACAAGTCTAAATGTATCCCAGTCTATTTTTCTGTATGCAAGATCGCCACTTTGTGGTGAGGCTGAAGATGGTAAGGCATATGTTCTTTGTCCAGTAGTTGTAATTTGTTTTGTAGATTTGTACAGATCAGGTATTTCTGATAGGGAGTTATATACTTCATGCATAGCTTTTACTACAAATTTTTTCACAGATGTTTGTATTCCTCTGCTACTAGAAAAGTTAGAGGATGTTAATTCTGCCTCGTTTAATTCGTTTAGTACGTTGTTTACTAATGTTAAATATGTTGTTGCCATTAGTTTATCCCCACTGTTTTCTTGCTTTTAGTTTTGCTTTTTTTGATAATTCACCGTAATGAAATAATCTTACAGAATTTTTACCGTGCGTTTTACCAGAGTGTAACTCTCCATTAGGCATTTTATGTGTACCACCCCTATGGATAGTACCGTCTTTTTTATAATGGTTTACACCTTTCATCTAACAATTCCACTTACGTAATGATTTATTAATTCTTGAATTAGGATCTCTTTTTTTCTTAGCACCTGTTAATTTCTTTTTCATTCCACTCATTCTTGCACAGAAACTCTTTCTTCTGTTAGCTGCTTTTGATCCTTTTTTTAATTTGGATGGCTTGGTTGTTACGGCTGTTTTTAGTTTTGATCCGGGGTTAGCTTTTCTATAGGAAGCTACTCCTCTTTTGTTTAATCCACCGGATTTAGACTTACCCTCTTTTCTTTGCCAAGCCGGAGTTTTAGCCACGTCTTGTCTTCTTTGCAGTTTTTGCGGATCGTCTAAAGTTAGCAGCAGTTGGTGCTCCTTTAGTTCCGACTTTTCTCATTTTTTCTCCAGAACCTGCTTTTATTCTTTTTCTTTTAGCATGAATGTTTGCGTACAATCCGGGTCTTTTAGAACTTCTAGCCATTAGTTATCCAATTTTTTTAATATTAAATTTAATGTTTGTGTAATGGATTTTAAACGAATTTCCATTTCTTCTATTTTTTTGTCTGCATCTGTTTTAGGCCTATATACCTTTTGTGTAGATGTTAAATTTATTGTTGCCATAAATTTGCCTTTATTTAAATTGAGGGAGAGGAATAACCCCTCCCCCAAAGTTATTTAATACTAACTTACAGTATCGTGCTGAGAGTCAGTGTTTGTGTCAGTTTCATTTACTCCTGAAACATCACACATAACAGCCCACACTCTGATTTTACCAGCAGATGAATCTGCACCACCGATAAGTATGTCTAAAGTATCTGCAGATGCTGCTACGTGTCTAGCAGTTGCAGTCAATGTACCATAGCCTGTTGCGTTAGTGTCACCGTCAACATAAATATCAACGTCTCCACCTGTAATACCTAAATCCATAGTAGCAGAACTAGAAAGTGCAGTTATTACTTCTATTCCAGCTTCCATGATTAAAGTCTCTGCAGGTATGTCTAATACTTGTAGAACATCTCCATTATCAGGGCCAGTATCACCTCTGATTGCGGATAAATCAATTGTGTTCTCAACTAAATAAGGTACCCTTCCATTAGAAGGATGACCTGTTGTGCCACCGGCACCGGTTACATTTAATGTACCCATTTTATATAATCCCTTCTAAATTATGTGTTTAAGTCTACGACACCAGTGAATACGCCTTTGTATCCATCACCGGAGCCACGAAGTACCTTACGACCAAATACGTGAAGACCACGAACTATGTCAGAGAAACTATCTGGATCACGTATTACTTCTGTTTTAGCAATGTGTGAAGCAGTAGCCACTGCAGACATATGTCCAAACAACACATCAGCTTCACCTGATGTTGTTGATGGTCCAAATGTATGTGATGCTGCTGTTCCTGCAGATCCAACAACCATAACATTAGTTTGATACAGAGTAAAACCATGTATCTTTCTGTCTGTTACTTGGCCGTTGAATAAGTTAGATGGACCACCTGTTACAGATGCATCCATTACTTTTGAGTCAGCCTGTCTTAATATTTCATAAAACTGAGGGCTGGCACAAAGCCAACGGTTTTCTGCTGGAACGTCATTATCGTCTAGTACACGAGCTGCTGTACTAAGGTAGTTTGCTATTTCGTTACCTGTATTACCAGATATAGCAGAACCTGCAGCCCCTAAAGCAGTTGCATCTGTTGCAGCTCCATCATTGATTGCACTTAGTACGTTGTAGTCGTAAGATTTCTTCAGAGCATAAGCACCTGAAGATGTTGCAAGAGCTTCCCAGTTTACATGAGCTTGTCTTTCTTCTATGTCGTCAACTTTAAATGCAAAGTAATTGCCTTGATCAATTGTTAATTGGATTTGATCATCTGCAAGTGTTTGTGTATTTACAGTTTGTCCACGACCATAAGAAGCTACAGTAACTGTTGGTTCTTTTAGAATGTTTACAGTATCGCCATAATTCTCAATCTCTCCGGTGTAATCGGTATTTGTAATAGCTTCAGCAACCGATGCTCTACGGAAATATTTAAGAACTTTTTGACTGTAAATAGCTGGTGCCCAATTACCTGAAGGTAAATTCTGATAACCGGCTGCCGATCCCATTGTAGCCATATTTATTGTTCCTTAAAGTTACGCTGTTTGATCAATTCTGCCTTCTCTCATGGCAGCATCAATATCAGCTTCATATTTCTCAAAGTCCCAAGGTTTCATATTTTGGATTTCAGACATTTTCCAAACTTTTTGATTCCCAGAGTTTATACTCGTAGGATTCGTTTTAGTTTTTAGTACTGCCTGAGCTGCATCCAATTTACGATTTGAGACGGCTCTATTGTTATTTGACGAAACACCCACATCAGCTTTGTATAAATCAACAGTGCGAATTGCCCACTTTGGATCAGTATTGTTTTTACGAATACCATCCGCTATGCTGGCAGGTTGTTCCTCAAGCCATGCTAAAAATTCAGGAGTAGCCTTGATTTCATTAAAATCAGGGTGGGCTGAAATTAGCTGCTTGTATGCTGACTGTATAATTAACTTCTGTTCTTTTTCTGTAAGCTCGTTAATTTTAGCTTTAAGATCAGCAGTTTTTTGGTCAGCCATTTCGTGAGAGATAGTTTCAACAACTTGATACACGTCTGGATACTTTTCTCTAAATTGTTCTAACTCTTCCTTAGTTTTAGGAGGAGCATAGGACTGTTCTTGTTGCACTTTTTCAGCTACTTTAGCTTGGGCAGCGAGAGTTTCTTTTTCTTGCTTCCATTCATTTAGTTGCTGATCATAGTACTTCTTTAGATCATCATACCTTTTCTTATAATCATGTTCTCGTTTTTCAGTAGGTATCTCTTCGCTGTTAGGAACAGCACTTGCATTATTTGCATCCATAAAACCTTCAGGTTCTTGTTGGGTAGCCTCTACGGTGCCAACTTCTTCTTGTTTTTCTGGATCGTCTTTATATACATCGTCTTTATAAGCACCTCTAAACATAGATTCTCTACCATCGTTTTCAATGGGAGAGTCGGGCTTATTTGTAGTCTTCAGTTTTTTCGCCATTTTTGTTTCCTTCATGTGGGGCCTTCTTTAGGGTAGCCACTTCGGTTGTTTTATGTAGGGGCCGTTGAAGAAACGGGTAGCCTACGCTATATTTAACCCGGAGGTTAAAACTCTATGTAAGACCAGCCATTTGGTCTTGTAATACCGGTGGTGTATTAGGTGGGGGTCCTTCTGGAGGAGCTCCCTCTTCCTGTGCTGCTAATTTCTCTTCTGTTTCCTTCTTACCACGGTTATTAATTTTTTCTAACTTGTCATACCCAATTATGTTTGCTAATGCATCTGGTATAACAACCTCTCCATTTGATACAAGAATATCCTCTGCATCCGTTGGAACTTTGCCAAAGTTTAGTTTTATTCCTTTTTGTTCTGCGTATTCTTTTGCACCTTGTATCATTTCGTTTATATCTTTTAATCCAGCATGTTTTACTGCTGCTGCGTTTATTACAAATCCATCACTTTTTGCTGGTACATCATCAGCTACACCGGATTCGTCTGCTCCGGGTGCATCTACCATTCCCACAGGACCAGCTGCTACATCTCCGGGATTACCTGCAGGTTGTACATTTTCTTGAATAACAGGTGGAACACCTCCTATAGCCATTTTAGGCATTTTTTGAGGCATTTCAGGGGCATTTTTAGACACTTCCCTCTGTACGGGCCTAGAAGGTACCGCCACTTGCGTTTGATCCTCTTGGGCTACCTCTGTACCCAAATCCTCTCTACTAGGCACTCCTAGAGCCTCTAAAGCACCCAAATTATCTAGCTCCTCTACAGAATTTCCAGTTTCTACCTTTACCATCAACATATTGTACTCTTCTAACGCTGGTAGCAGTTCTTTCAGTCTTTCCTGTTCTTCTGGTGTTAAGTTCTGTTGAATTAACCCTGCTATTCTTTCTGACTCTGCATCAGGATTACCTTCAGTCATAAACTCATGGTCTAGTTCTTCAAAATTAAGCATCTTCTATTAATCCTGTTACATATTTAGCTCGTCTAGCTGTTTGTTTTGCCCACCGAGAATCTCTTGCCTCTACAGCAGCTTCTTTAAAACGATCTTCTTGTATCAAAGCTAAGGTTTTTTTAAACTTAAGAACACCGGTCATACCTAATTGAAATCTCATGTGCATCAATGCCAACTGTACTTTTGCTGGTTTAGTTCTCCACCAAGATAGACTGTTATCTAAACTTGCAGAACATTCGTCTATATCGTTGTGTAGTAAATAGATGGCTTCGTCTTTTGTAATCTTGCCACCTTTTTCTGGATCAATTAATCTACCTACACCAATTGTAGCGTAACCTTCACTGTCTGTATATTGGTGAAGTACCAGCCCTTCGTGATCAATCAACGAGTCTACCAGTTCAGATTTACGGAAAGTATCCACTATCATTTTTTACCTAACATTTTAGTTGCCCAACGAATACCAAGTGATGCGGATATTGCACCGATAAATGTGTAGCTGTACCATTCTGGTGCATTGGATACGTATTCCCACCCAAGCATAACATACTCTTGTGTCCAAGGAAGAAATGATCCGATAAACGGCATGGTTATTACTAATAAAGCAAATTCATCTTTATAGCTATACTGCTGTTGTTTCAGTGCTTCTATATCATAATTTATTTCTGAGTCAGCAGTTTTTTCAATGCGTCTTATTTCTGCATCTACTTTTGCTTCTGCTATTTTTGCTTTTGATTTAACTTTAGCTGTGCGTTCTTCCATGTATGATTTTACAGGTGCACTAACTAAACTTACTATTGGTCCTAAAAAACTTAACATTAGTAGTATGTTCCTCCTTGGCCTCTATTAAAATTACCTACAAGATTTTTGTATAGCATATCAAAGGGTGTTGCATCTTCGTAGCGATAGCTTTCAGTATAGCCCGAACTTCCGGTATTATAACCAGCTGGTGTAACTTGAACATTTGCTGGTGCTGGTACCCAAGTGCTTCCATAATAGCTATGTTTCCAATATCCTGCTTGAGTTGTTCCCCCACCACCACGGCCACCACCAGTAATTCTAGTTGTATAGTTTTGTCCTCCGGGTGCTGAAACTTGGGAAACTGTTTTAAAAGTAATTTTATCATGCTCGTTAGATAGTGTATCAGGATTTATTCCTACAGCTGCTGCATCTACAAGCCCACCACGTTCAAGAGCTGTCTTTTTGTAGTAATCGTTAAATTCTTCCATTTTTGCTTTATAATCTTCTTGGCTTGTAATTGGTTGACCAAAATACGTTGGAGTTCCTGTTATCAATCCGTCTGTCTCAAATATTTTACGAGCAAGAACAGATGGGTCTCTATATCCACTATCATCCATAGTATCATAACGGTTTAATCTAGGATCAGCCTCTATTGCTTTTGCCCACCTAGTTCCATTAAATTGTAAACCAAATGCTTTTACGTAAGTGTTTACATAGTCTGCTATAGAAGCTACAGTAGCTTTTCCTGCTGAAGGTTGGTAACCATTATAGCCATATCCTTCTGTAGCCATTAGTCTATTTTTTTCTGCTTTAAATTCTGCACCACCAAATTTTGGTTTAGGTCGTTTACTAGCAGAGAAAGCACCAAATAGCATTTTTGCTCCGTGTAAAACTGCCATTGGTATTGCAGTTGCAGGGTTAAGGAGTGTTATAAGAGCGGTTCCTGCACTAAAATAATCTTTGTTTTTTATGCCGTCATATATACCGTAGATACTTGCAGCTTGACCAAATACGCTTGCACCTGAAGATTTAGCTGCTGTACTTCCGTACATAGGTTGACCAAATGCATTTACCCCTGCTCCAGAAGTTGCCAGTTGTGATGCTCCTGTTGCAACCGAAGAAGATAAACCTCCATATCCTCCACCTGATATTTGTCCAAGCATTGCTTGGTTAGCAAACTGAGGTGCTTGAGGACCTAATGCTGCTACTGCTTGTTGTGCTTGTTGTACAGCATTTGGTGTTTGTAAACTTCCATACCCCATTCCTGCCATACCCATTGGGGCTGATGCACCTGAAGTTGCTGTAGGTGAAATTCCGTGAAATAAACCAAGTCTTGTGCTACCATACATAGGTTGGCCTAATTGATTTATACCAGCAGCACTACGAGGGGCGTATGTGCCATATAAATTTCTTAAATAAGTGAGACCTTGACTTCCATAATCTAAAGCTTTATCTTGTATTTTTTCATACAGTGCATCTATATCAGGTTCTACTCCAAAATCAGGTACTTGATCTGGTAGTTCCTCTTCTGTAGCTTCCTCTGGTTTTCCAGATGCATCTATATTAGGAAGTTTAGTAGTAGGCCCAGTTCCCCTATGTATATTTTCCGGCTGTGCAAAATTTGGAACAGCAATATCTGCTGCTTCATCTACATCAAAACCTAAAATATCTGTATCAGATTTAGCATCTGGATCTGTTTTATTTAATAAATCAAAAGTTTGTAAAGTTAAAGGATCTCGTTTTACAGAAATATTACCTTGAGCTTCTACATCTACTATATTTGCATCACTAACTTCTACAGGATCAGGTGTTAAACTTTTTGCTGTATCTTCTCGTATTTGATCACTTAATGCAATATCAAATTCTGTAGGAGCTACTCCTACTGTGTCTAAATCGGTAACATTAGCATCAAATGGATTTTTAGTGTCGAGCCATTCTTTTTCATTTCTTTGAAGTTATCCTTCAGTTTGAGGAGCATTTCCAGTAAACCCGCTTTCCCCTGCAGCCGGTACACCTCCAACTCCGATGGTGCCACCACCAGTGCCGTTAAGGTCTGCTTGTGGAGGTCCTTCAGGTAGTCCTCCAACACCTCCCATTCCATCTTGTCCTGCCCCAGCAGCGGGGCTAGGGCCTTGAGGGGCTCCTTGGGCTTCTTCAGGTTGTTGGGCATCTTGTAATCCTTTGAGTATTTCAGCGTATATCTGTGCTTCGTTTACATCGTTTACTAAGCTGTCAGGATCAATATCCTGCGATATAGCTAGTTCTTTTAACAGGTTTGGTATCTTAATAAATGGTGCAAGCATCGGATTAGCTACAGTTTGTAATAACATAGTTAATCTTTGTGAACGTACTTCTTTTTGCATTACAGAAGCAGCCCCTTTTGGTTTAATTTCAAGATCACCAACTATATGTGGGTTTTCTTCGTTAAACTGCATGTTCCATTGAAAGAAAGCCTCTCCCATGGGTTTAAGTAAGTAATCATCTATATTTTTAATAACTGTTTTTATAGATAATCCTGAAGAACCAAGCAACATAGATAATCCTGCTGCTGTTCTTCCTGTGCCTGTTACTCCCGTTTGACCATGCATAATGCTTGGTATACCTGTCTCCTCATCAGCAAGTTGTCTTGCTTTGTCATACATTTGTATATTTTCGCCAGCAGTACTAGGAAATTTTATGCCGTTTACAGCGGTTCCAGTAACTCCTGACTGTCTTCTAAACACTTTTCCGGGAAAAATGTCATAATTTTGTCCGGGTACAAGTGATGTCTCATCTACATCAAATACAAGGTTGCCAGCAAGTGCTAAATTATCTATAGCCATACGTACATGACCATTCATTAACATTTGTGCATCTTCCATGTTTTCCGGTACACCTACACCCCAAATTTGGTATGGGCTAAGTTCATATGGAAACGCATGGTATGGCATTCTTTCTGGAGTAAATGGATTAGCACAAGCTCGTAAAACTTGACCTCCAGAAACCCAGATATTTACTTGTGCTTGATCTAGTGGATCTAATTCTTCTGCCCCCTCTATGCCTATTCTTTGAGCAATAGTAGCATCTAGTATTCCCCAATATTCTAACACTTCATAACGCTCATGTTCACTATATGGTTCATTTTCATCGTCACGAATTGTATCTTCAAAATACTTTTCTTGATAATTACCACCTCCAGCAATAACTTCTCTTATCGCTTCAGAATCAAACATAGGCATACTCATAAGGTTACGTAATTGAGAACGATTCATTTTATGGCGTTGTATTACATACTCACAATCATTTATATGTGTTGCAGATGGGTCAGGATATACATCCCAAATGCTTACAGCCTCAATGCGTGGTACAAGTTTATCATAAGGCATATACATTCTACCTTCTGGTGTATCCTCCCATTTATGAATAGTTTTACCAAAATTAAATGGGCCTTTTATTATTCCTGTACCAAGAAGACTAGACTCAAATATAGCATGTCGTAAAACATTTACAGCATTACTATCAGTAAGTTGATCTTGAATAACTTTTTCCATTGCTAATGCAGAAGACTGAGCAGGAGAAATTTGGGGTTCTCCCATTCTAGAAGGACCTTCAGCTATTGGAGCATCTGGACCAAATTTATTAGCTAGAGAACCTAAAAAATCAAGATTAGGTTCAGTTGCCCCCGTTGCTCCCGGAGGCAGATCTCTACCATCTCCAGCAAAACCAAAAGGATCTGCAGGAGCCTGTTCTTCCATCTGATCAATTGGAGTTTTCAAATGGGCAAAATCTGCAATTCCTTCAGGAACTGGAGTAGACTCTATATTTATTGGAAATTTTTTATTAGCAAATAAAATATCTACAATTTGACCGTATGCAGCAAGCACTTTAGTTTTAGTTATTTTTATAAATACCTTAGACTTTTCTGTACTTGTATATTGTGTAGAAGAGTCATACACTCCACGAAAGTTTTTATACGCCTTTAGCCAGCGTTCTTCGTGAGATTGTCTACCATCTTCAGCACTACGCATACGTTCTTGGATTAGTCCTACAACTCCAGAACTTTCAGACATTTCTTCTGTTAAATCAATTGGATCAGCCATACTGTTCCCTTTATGTTATGGTGTGTATTTTGAAGCACCCATTACTGTACTTAACGCACCTGTTTGGTTTGATGATACAGATTTAGAATCTTGTGTTGATTGAAATGGTCCACTAATAGTACCAGCGTTAGCACCAGCAATGCTTCCATCTAAACCTTCACGATGTAATGAACTTTCGTTAGCTTCATTCATTGCACCTTGTTTACCCATCTGACCCATTATGTAACCAGATTTGTATGCACCTTTTACTCCTTGTGGCATAGTTGCCTCCTTTTATTGTTGTTGTTAAAAACCAAATTTTCTCATTTGTTCTTCTATTGGTAGTTTACCATCACCTATTTGTGATTCATTTTGCTGCATATCATATTCAATATCAGCCATTTTTTGTTGTTCTAAATTTTTATCTGCTTGAGTAAGTATAGCCGGCCTTTCAAACATTTCTGAAGCATCTAATAATACTTCCGATTTTCCTACCGCTCCCGGACTAGGTTTAATTACTGCTTTTGTAATTCCTTTTGCAAGATTAAATCCTTTACTAGGAATTGCAGCAGCAATACCAAAACCTGTCTTTAAAAATTTTTCTGCTATTTCTTTAGGTGTTTTAGAATCTGTAGCTGCTGCTGCATCTTGTAATTTTTGCATTTCTTTTTCTTTAAGTCCTTGAGCAAAATTACTTATGTCACCAACCATTTCTCTAGCTTGGGTTTTTCCTTTATTTATAAAATTATCTATAGAATTAGATATTTTATCAAACATTTCATTTTTTTCTACCGTTTTAAATTTACCTTCTTGTATAGCTTTTCTAGCATCTTCCATTGTGTACTCTGGATCAAGCTTTACATTTTTTTCATAATTCTTTTTTATTCTTTCTTCAGTTTCTTCATTTAATTTACCTGTCTTTTCTCTATAAGATGCTTGTTTATATTTTTGTCTATCATCAAATAAACTCTCTTCTTCACCAGATATATTTGTTTCATCAATACTGGTAGGATCATCAATAATAACATCATCTATTGAAGTTATATTAGTTACTTTATTAGGGACAACAACTTTTTTTGTATCAAATTTAACTCCTGAAGTATACGTGCCATGTTTACGTACTCTCATTTGTTTATTAAATGATGCATACGTCTTATGTCCTAATACCCGTGCAACTCTCTGTTCTATACGAGTAGTAAAATTACGTAAAACTTCTGTTGGTGTACCCTCTGCTGGTATATAGTGTTTATTTGTCACTAAGTCTAATGCATCATGTGATTTTTTACTGCCATGTGTTAATAGTTCTGCAGCTAAAGCAGGATTATCTAATTTAGATGCCCACGATAAAACAAGTCTTCTTAAATCTGTAAAACCATTTGGTTCTCTACCCAGTTTAATTAATTCTTCATCTGATAAAACACTTTTTCCACTAGGGTCATTAAATAAATACTCATTTACTAATTTACCTAAATCAAAATCATCAGGAATTTCTTTCCACATTTCAATGTATGTAACAGCACCTTTGTTAGTCATTCTATCATATCGTTTATCTAACATATCTCGCATAAATGGCCCAAATGGAACTTCAACAGCTAAAGGTTTTCTTCCTGTTCTAACAAGCACACCAAAAGCAGTGCCAGACTCTCTACCATAAAATGGTCTACCTACATCATCAGCAAATTCTTTACTTGCTACCATTTCTAAATTTTGTTGGCCTCTTGTTCCAAATAAATTTAATAAAAGTAATTCTCTATGAGCTTGATTTGGTATATCTGATATTCCATCTAAAATTTTAGCTATTATTTTATCATTTGGGATACTTTTAAATATTCTAGTTCCAGCAGACTTTTTCTTAGCTAGTGCCCCCTTTTTAATTTGTTCTATAGATCCATATAAAGCATTTATTTGAGTGCTGTTTCCTGTAAAAATTTCATTTGTTTCCATAAAATTTTTTGCAGAAATAGGATTTGCATCTAAAAAGGGCGTATTATATTTTGTCTTTTCAAATTTATTTTGTAATTGAATGATAGTATTAGCCATACTACCTATACCTTGACCAGTTACTATTCTTAGCGGAAAATTCTTTTTTAAATGTTGTGCAATTTCTTTTACATCTAAACCTCTAGAATCTTTAAAAATTGCTCCTGACACATCAAGCCCTTGATCATAAGCTTTTGCAAACCAAGCATCCCTAAAAGTGTATTCCCCAGATTTTAATTTTTTAGTAATAGCATCACGAGTAGGAATATCTTCTATAGAATTAATCTCTAATACTTTTAAAAATTTTTTAAGTCCCTGTATTTTTTTATTTACTAAATCAACCATTAGTATCCAAATACCTCATTTTCCGGCACATAGCGTTGTGTTTGCCTACTAGAATAGTATGGTGTACTTGCATTGTGCAAAGATCTCACCATCATCATATATCTCAACGCATCATATGCGTGATCGTCTGCTTTTGTATCTACATCCTCTGGATTATTTTTAGATAGAGGCAATGTAGGTAATGTTCTTACTAAATTAGTGCAATTTTCCATAATTCTTACTCTTGGCTGTCCTCTACTGTCACAAGCTAGTCTTCTATGCACTTCTATCTTTCCTGCTAGTCTGTTCCTGTCTGATGGAACCCATCTACAGCCTTTTCTGTTCATTGTTTCTGCTATACTAGGCCCTAACCCTGTTCTGTTCCAACAACTTGCATCTAATACGGATATTTGCATGTTTGGGTCGTTTCTTTCTAATTCTAGTATTAAATCACCGAGAGCTTCACCGGTTTTGTTCTTTATATACAGCTCTCTATATATCCAGATGTTGTTATCCCAGTCTATAGCACCCCAAAGAATACAAGAAGGACTACTGTAGCCGTAGTCTCCGGCACGTACCCTAGCCCAACCATCAGGAGGGTCAAAGGTTTCCACCACATGTAGCGTTCTGCTAAATTCTGTAAAAGCTGCTCCCTCTGCGACATCCCAGTCTCCTTCTAATAGTCTTTTTCGTTCTACTTCTGGTAAGGAAAGCAACATAGCTTCGTATTGACCATCTATAGCAAGATATGGATTGTCTGTCAACCTTGCTGGTATAAATTTTTTCAGAAATAAAGGTTCGCCTGCTTTAGAATGTCCCGTAGGGTACCTTATTGTTTTCTGTGTGTCAAATTCCTTTGCCCAAAATGCCTGTCCGGGTGGAGATGGGTCTATATACATCTTCTTTACCCACCAACCTCCTACTCCACCGGGGTTAGCTGTGCACCTCATGTAAAGACCAAGCTTTGGATCGGTGCTTCTAAGTCTAGATCTTAGATAATTCCAAACATATGGAGTAGGATACTGTGTTATTTCGTCTATTCCTATCCAATTGAACGCTTGTCCTTGGTATCTTGTTACGTCTCGGTCATCATCTACGTAAGAAAACCATATTTTAGCCCCTGAAGGGAACTCCCACGTTGATTTTGCCTGTTTAAACACTGCTCCCGGCACCGCTTTTGTGTATAATTGCCTACTTTTGTCTATAAGTTCGGTCAATTCTGGTAAAGTACGTCTTAAAAGTAGTCCTCTGTGGTTAGGATTGCCTACATCTCTTAAAACATCAGCAAGAAGTGCGTATGATTTACCTCCACCTGCTGCTCCACCGTACAATACGTCTCTTTCTGGACTTTCTAAGAACTCAGCCTGTGGTCCATCGTTAGATTTAAACACAACTTCGTTCTCAGCAACGTGATTTCTTACTTTTTCTGGTAACGCTAGTAGTTCTTCTTCGGATATTGGCTCTTTTCCGTCACCTGAAAGAGCTGCATCTATTTTACTAAGGCTTTCTTGTAGTTTATTTGCCCTGTATCGTGCATTTATAGCACGTTTTGAATCTTTTTTTGCTTTTGCTTTAGCGTTGGATAGCTTTGTTGATACGGCTTTACGTATTTTTTTCCTATCCAGTTTGGCTTCCGCTGCCATCTAAATATGTTCCTAACTTACTACGTTTTTTTAAACCTTCATCAGATATATATCTATCTGTTTTTGCCAATAGCCACTGGCTTGCTTTTCTCCACCCACAAGACTTAGCGTATGTCAATGCCTGATCTAGTGCTTGTAGCTCTTGTGGTATAGGAGACAAATGTTTTTCATCCTGTGTATCTAACACATATCCAAACGGTATAGTGCTAGTCTTTCTTCTTATTTTACCATCGGCTAGTTTCACGAAATAAATCTCCTTGTTCTGGTGGTGTATCTTTAGTTTCATTTAGTTCATCAATTGCATCTATCTTGTCTTGGTTACATGCAATCTCACCTATCCACTTATCCATTTCTGCTGTAAGATCAGAATGTTCTCCAATGCCCACAGCAGAATGTAATAATACATCAAGATTAGCTTTAGCTATATCTATATTAGCTTCATACTTTTTTCTTAATGCAAGTAATCTCATAGATTAACCCTTCTTTTCACCTACAAAAAAACCAATAGCACCTGCACAACCACAGCAAATCATAACTACACTCTGCCATAGATCGTTTGGTACCATTATGCCTAACATAGCAAATACACCACTAAGTGCTGCATAAGATGAAGGTTCTTTAAATCTATTCATTAGTTCAACCATTATTATCTTCTCCTTGGTTAATAGTCATACATGCACAAGGATTATCCTCTGTACACGTACAATTTTCGCAGTCGCAATTTTCACATTGACAGGAGTTACCTTTTTTAGCGTATGCAGTATCATATTTATCGTAGTTTTCTGTACCCACTGAAATAGTCACTCCCTATTGACCAGCTAAAGGATTATCAAGAGCTCTTTGTAACATAGTTCTTAATCTTTCCTCTAAGTCTTTAAGTTTTGTGTCAATTACTTCTGCTCTACGGTTTGCATCTGATTCTATAGCAGTTCTTTTGCCGTCAAATCTGTCAGATGCATGGTCAATCAGATCTCTCATATCTTTTTCTATACTTCTTAGTTCTAATCTTACTTCTTGCCCTAGTGCTCTAGATCTTTTTTCTATAGCAGCGATTTGATCATGGGCATCATGTATATCTGTTCTTAGGTCTGTACGAATTGTTCTCGCATCATCTTGTGCTGCACCAACTAATTCTTTTACAGCAGACATCTCTGTCTCTATGTTGGTTTTTACTGAATCTAATTCAGATTCTACTACTGTTTCTATACCAGTAAGTTTTTCTTCTAGTACATCAAGTTT